ATAGGCGAATACCTTGACCACTATCGTGATGCTGACGCAACAGATAAAGCAAATGCATCCATGAATACGCATTCGTGGGTAACCAAAGCAAAGAAGCAGGCAGAGTACGCGATTATGTCGCGCGCCTAGGCGCTCAAAAATGAGATAATGTCACCAAGGGAAATAAAGGATTGGTGGTCATCAATGTCAGAGCAACCAGATGAAAATTCGCCAGACCAAAATGATGGCCCAAGCAGGGACGAACTCCTTGAATACATCAGCGAGTTCATGAAAGAGGGAAGGCATGCGGAGAAAATGTACCGCGACAACTTTTGCGAACTGGTAGTCAACAAAATTTTTCAAGATTTTGGCTATGAGGGATTGTGTAATTTAATGGTTAAAATCGATGGAAAAGCGAATTGGATTTCGGACATACTTATAGAAAATTCTGATTTCGATGACGTGCTTTTTAAGAAATACGGCACATATGACCCAGAGATTTGCGAAAAAGCGAGAAGCACTGAAGCGATAATGGAGATGAACTCCAAAATTTGGAGACTCAGAAAAAAGTATGCCACAGTCATCGTTGACGAAATCATGTCCGACACCAAGAAGGCCAAATGAGAAACCGAAGGCGATACGGAAGCCCTGTCGGTGACCCGCTTGGCTTCTTGGGGACGGCACTTGGCCGCGAGGTTAGGGCCGAAGCAAAAAAGGCCGAGAAAGAATTGCAGTCAATAACCGAAGACATGTCACTGGTTGAAGCCAATAAGTGGTTAGCCAAAAATTACCCAACCCTGAAGTGGGTTGAAGTCAGAAGGGACGCGCTCCTAATTGGTGACAAAAACCAAAAATTCTCCAATAAACAAAAGATAATTGTCGTTGGTGGAGAGAAGATTTTTGCTTCTAATTAAAGGAATTTGCTGGCATCAAGGTCAACGCCGTACAATTTCCTAAAGTCGGCGCACAGCGGCTTTATCGCTTTTGGTGTGCCGTGAGTGAAGTATGGTCTCGTGCCAAGGTGTGCTGGTGGAGTTATTTTGTACTTGTTTCTAAGTACCTCCACGTTGAAACCAAGTTTTTGAATTTCTTTAATGAATCGGTTGATTTGCTTACTTCCGTGTGTTCTTGCCATAGTTTCTACAGTCAAGCCGCAAAATGATGAAAAAACAACCTGTGTCGAACGCCACACAAAAATCCCAAAGCCACGTTGTGTTGCTCCAATAACACCCATAGCGTATGGTCCACTATGAGCACCAAAAACACCAAATACACCATTCCTGCCGAAGTCACGGTTGCCGTTGAGGTCATTACCCCAGCGATTGCAAAAAAGATGCTGGAGGGAAACACAGACAATCGCAAACTCCGTCGTCAGCGAGTTGCGCAGTACACCGATGCCATGAAGCGCGGGATGTGGGAAATTCAAAACGATGCAATCACCATCTCTAAGACTGGCAAATTACTCAACGGACAGCACCGTCTGACAGCGATTGTTGAGTCGGACCAGCCGTGCCAATGCGTCGTTCTGCGTGGTGTCGAAGACAGTGCATTTACCGCTATTGACTCTGGCCTTTCTCGAACAGTAAACGACTCTCTTGTTGCTGCTGGGGTGACGTCAAATGCGACTCATCTTTCCCCAATTGCCAAGACTCTCATCGGGATGGACGCTGGAATCAACATCTTCGATACTGCTGCAATGGCTCTCGTGCAACGTCACGATGTGGTTGATTATGTGGAAAAAAATTCGGAAATTCTCGACTGGGCACTTTCGGTTTCGCGCAAGGCAGATTCTGCCGTCGGTGGCATTAGGCATGCCTGGGGCGTTTTCGCAATCCTTGCTGCCCAAAAACACGGAACGGAAAAAGTCGATGAGTTTGTCAATTTGGTTGTTGACGGAGCAGGTTTGAAGCCTGGTGATTCACCACTTGCGCTCCGTAACTGGCTGTCACGCCAGCGTGGTTCGTGGTCTCGAAATGCCAGCAAAACCAACATTGCCGTATATATCAGCACATTCAATAAGTGGATGGCCAGTGAGAAGGTCTCAGTTGTTCGCCCGTTTGGTGGCTCTTGGGAAAACTTCCCAGAGGTCGTTGATTAATTCAGTTTACGAAGGGAATCTTTCCTCACGGTAACTGCGTTGAGCAATTCTTCTACTTGCTCATCGCTCATTCTGCGCGACACCTTGTCGCCAATGAGGTTCACCGCTAGCGAACCGCGAGGTTTCTTCGTTTTCTTTTTCAACTGACCTTAAACCACGACTTCACGCGAGCAAAGAAGCCCTTCTTGGTCTTCTCGGTCAACTTAAAGTCATCGGCTTGAATTGCCTTCCACGTATCGGCAACAAGGTCCTTGACTTCGTCCGTTGTGGGCACATCAATTTCAATCTTGTCAACTTTTGGAAGAGGCTTCTTCTTTGCAGCAGGCTTCTTCTTAGCGGTAGACGTCTTTTTCTTTGCAGTGTTTTTCTTGTTTTTGCTCATGGCTTGTACCCTAATCCATTATCCCCTATTACCGTTGCAACTATTGCTACTGTCGTTATGTGGATACATACCTCGACCCATTTTCAAAGATTGCCTTGACACTGACGGCGTCGCAGTTGGCCAAGAATCTTATTGTTAAGTCGGAGGGTGTCGGCGAAGACTTGGCCTTTAACTTCTTTGCTTGGCGTAATGACACGCCCCTGTTGTGTGCTCAGTTGGAGTCCAGGTTCATGAAAGAAAGCCACCAAAAAAGGTTCTCAAGATGCTATGAGTTAATGCGCGTTCTAAGGTTCAAATTGGGCATTCAGTCCCTCACCTTCATAGCCGAAGGGTACGTTGCCAACGAGCAACAAAACAAAGAACTTTCCTTGGCCTTCCTTGAGCCAAATTCTGGGGTCAAGGAATGCCTTACCGTGATTCATTGCGAGGAAAACAAGCCTTCGTCAGTTCCAGACGTGTTCCTTTTTTCAATGCCCTATAGTTACGGGGTTGGAAGGTCCGTTTCGTGGGGGCACTTAATGGAGTTCTCCCAAAATGCCGTAAGCACAATAAAAAGATATTCATATCCAGCCATGCTCCACGGCGCATTTAGGAGGCAGGTCGATGAAGAAACCTCCTCGAGCCCACTTGACGAAGACACAATAAATGAAATACTTAGTTATGGTTTCCTGGTACAGGAGTTTTAGTGGGCCAGACGGGAATTGAACCCGCGACTTGCACTTTATAAGAGTGCTACTCTAACCACTGAGTTACTGGCCCTTCTCGCATAGAAGATAGCACTGCCGTATAATTGACCATGGTCTTTTACAAGAACTCTTTTTTACAGAATTACAGAGTCGGCGATAACGTCAATATTGTTCCAGCGGATAGAAGCCCATGCCCTGTCTGTGGCCACCCAACTGGCGATTGCGTTGGGGAATCACCAAAGCCAGACCACATCGCTGGGATGGGCTCCAACATGATGGAAACTTCACAAACTTATTTAGTGGAGAATGACGTTTTTGTCGAAAAGCAATTGACGCCAACTGTTACGACAAAAATTCTTGTACACCCTAAGGGAAAAATCATTTCTGTGACCGAAGCAAAAAAATTAGGTCTACTTTAGACTCTTTCTGTATTTGGCCCTGTGGTACGCTGGGCAACTCAAAATCAAAGAGACGGGGAAAATCTCATGCTTGAACAATCATTTGTGGACTCCTATTCCCAAAAAACACCACCTTGGGGTTTTGGTGGGCTTGGCGAAATAGTTTTCTTGCGCACGTACAGCCGCAAGAAAGAAAACGGCGACAACGAGACGTGGACTGAAACTCTCCAGAGGGTTATCAACGGCGCCATTGAGGCTGGCGTGCCGCTTACCGATGCGGAGGCTGAGCGCTTATTTGACCATTGTTTCAATTTGCGATGCTCTTTCTCTGGCCGCTCCCTGTGGCAGATGGGCACACCGCTCGTAAAGAAGTTCAATGCAACATCCCTCAACAACTGCTACTTCACCAACATTGAATCAATAGAAGATTTTGAAATGTTGTTTGAATACCTCATGCTCGGTGGTGGTGTCGGATTTTCAGTTGAGCGTTCAAAAATACACGACCTTCCAAAAGTAAAGTCTGGCGTAGTTATCGCCCATGAACGTTCAAACGACGCAGACATAATTGTTCCAGATTCGCGTCATGGTTGGAAGCGTTTGCTGCATGCTGTTCTGAAGTCGTACTTCGACACTGGAAAGTCATTTACTTACTCCACAATTCTGGTTCGCGAATATGGAGCGCCGCTAAAAACATTCGGCGGAACTGCAAGTGGACCTGGCGCGCTCATCGAGGGAATTTCGGATATTTGCAAGGTGATGGACAACAGGGTTGGCAAGAAACTTCGCTCCATTGACGTGCTTGATATTTGCAATATCATCGGTCGAATTGTCGTTTCTGGCTCGTCTCGACGCTCTGCACAAATCGCAATCGGAGACCCAGATGACGTTTTGTTTATTCGAGCAAAAAATTGGTCGTCTGGTTCTGTGCCAGCGTGGCGCGCAAACAGCAACAACAGCATTTACGCAGACTCATATGAAGAAATCATGCCAGAGTTATGGAAGGGGTATGACGGCTCTGGTGAGCCCTACGGCCTCGTCAATCGAAAGTTGGCTCGCAAGTATGGGCGCCTTGGCGAACAGAAAACCGACAACTCAATTGAGGGCTTCAATCCTTGCGCGGAAATTGGTCTTGCAGACGGAGAATCGTGCAATCTAGCCACGATTTTCTTGCCAAACGTAGAAGACAAAGAGCAATTGATGGATATTTCGCAGTTGCTCTACAAGGTCCAGAAGCACATCACAACAATGTCGTACCCGTACGACAAGACGACCAACATCGTTAGGAAGAACGCCAGACTTGGCCAATCAATCACTGGAATCCTTCAGTGTTCCGAGGAGCAGATTTCCTGGCTTGATGACACCTATACGAACTTGGAGAAGTTTGACGCTTCCTGGAGCGTTTCAAAGAGCCTTCCGAAGTCCGTGCGTTTGACAACTGTTCAGCCTTCTGGAACGTTGAGCCTTCTTCCAGGCGTTACCCCAGGCATTCATCCCGCCTACGCCAAGTACTACACGCGCCGTGTTCGATTTGGTTCTGCTGACCCGTTGGTTGAGGCATGCCGTAAGCGTGGCTACAAGGTGCAGTGGGACATCGGCATCGACGGCCGCGAAGACCACACTCGCTATGTTGTCGACTTCCCGTGCAAGTCGCCAGATGGCGCAGTATTGGCCTCCGAAATGACGGCAATTCAGCAACTTGAGTGGGTGAAGAAGATGCAGACTGTCTGGGCGGACAACGCTGTTTCCGTGACTGTTTATTACAGACTGGAGGAACTGCCAGAAATCAAGGAGTGGTTGTCAAAGAACTACGACACTTCCGTTAAGTCTGTATCATTCCTCTTGCACACAGACCACAACTTCCCGCTCCCCCCATATGAGGAGACCACTAAGGAGGAATACGAAAAGGCAGTGTCAAAGATTGACATGTCCATTCCGCTTGTCCAGCGTTCTTTCGATGGTGAACTGACCATGGACGATTGCGCGACTGGCGCCTGCCCAATCAAATAATGCTATTGTTGCGGTATGCCAGAATTAAATGCAAATATCCCGCCAGTACATTGCTTGGTTAGGGGTAATTTTCTCAGAAATCAAGTAGACAGTCACGAAAAAAAGTTTCCTGTTGTTATTTTTGGTGTTGCTTCAATAACTGACAGGGCACCAGTATTTCACTTTCTCATGGAGGATGGTGGTGTGTGGTGGAGGGCGCCAATAAACGCGTTTTGCACCAATGAAGACAGTCCAGAGGTAGACATACACGACCTGGTTATGTGGAATTGTTTTTCTCCGTATATAACTGTCACTGTTTTTGAGCATATGCGAGGAAGGTCGATGACATACGTCGACCGCCACAAGCAAAATGTAAACGGAAAATATTTGTTCACAATGGATTGGCATCATCCAGAAAACAACATCGCAGACACAAACTACTCAATAGAGCCAGCAAATCACAAATGTGGACACCTGATACTCAGGGAAGACGGGAATTTTGCCATACAGCCAAACAATAGAATTCGCCTGTGGGACCCTTCGCACACAACAAAGAAGGGCTCTAACCTAATTGAGAGATTGGTTAGCGATAGGGTCTGGGGTGTGGAAGATGGCAATAAATGGATGACTTCCGACGATGACTACGAACACGTAAGGTACGAGTACGAAGTAACAAATTTTGACAAAAAGAATAAAGACTAAAACGTTTTAGCGTTTAACAAAATGCCCTCGTGGCGCAATGGATAGCGCAACTGACTTCTAATCAGTAGGTTCCAGGTTCGAGTCCTGGCGAGGGCGCGCTATGCTTTTGTTATGGAAGAATTCTCAGAATCCGCAAAACTTTCCCTCTGGCCAATTGCAATATTCGAAACAAGGTATGGGGGAACGTATGAATTTGGCGCCAAGTGGTTTGCGTTTCCGTTTGACGAACATCGAGAACTGGAAGAACAAGCGCTTGGCGAAGATGCTGAGTGCTCGAATTGGTTTGCTGGCAACAAGGACGGAATAGGACTTGGGGAAACCCCAAATGACGCACTTTCTGATTTGTTCAAAAAGCGTCTTGGCTAACGGCTGTCGCCGCTACCAGCGATAACTCCGCGATTCTTTCGGTCAGCCAATTTATCTATATTCATCATTGCTACTGCCTCTAGAGTCGTATTGAGTTCAAGGGCAATCTGGGCAACGTACCAAAGAACATCACCAAGTTCTTTGCAAATCACCTGTGCTTCGTGTACCCCAACGACGGATTCATTGTCCCTGATGATTTTCTTCAATTTGCCAGCCACTTCACCAGCCTCAGACGTCAACCCAAGAACCAAGTATTCAAGAGCCTTGTCTTTTGGGTATACGGCAGTTGATTCTGTCGCTGCCTGGTAGTCATTAAACCCAACCATTTTTATTCCCACATTTCTGGATTTGGATGGCCCATTTCCCTGCGCACCTTAATTGCCATTTTCAACATTGATATTGCAATTAGTGGCAAAAAAACAAAAAACTTAGCCATCATCGCTACTTCTTTTTTGATTTTTTCCATAACTTCCCAGTGACACATGCTACTAGATAGTTATGCCTTTGATAAGGGGCTCTTTGCCATAATTTCACCCATGCTTGTGACGTTGTTATTTTTGACTTTTACGTATGTTGCAATGCATTTTGCCGTAAGGAAAGCGGTCGACAGTTATGAGGGGTACGGCCAAGGAGGCGACCCTACGGCTCAATAAAGATGCATTCCCCAGGGCAGTCCTCCGCTGCCTGTATAACGTCATCAAGAATCGCTTCTTGGAATTCGGCCGTTTCGGTCATTTTTAGTGCTGGTTCGTTGCCCTTGCCGTCTGCCCCAAAAATATTTGGCCAAGATGGATTCTTTACATACGCGAGTCCGTCCGAGTGCATCATGAAGACATCTGGGGCAAGTTCCGCACACAGTCCATCGCCAGTGCATAGGTCTTGGTCAATCCAGACTTTCATTATCTATTGTACGGAGTCGATTTCCATGTCTCTGGCCCAGCGCCGAGGACGACGCCAGACCTGACCAAATCGTTCCATCGTTGGTGATTTTCTGGACAATCTCTTCTTGTGTCGTCTGGGCAAAAGTTATTTACATCAAACGCCAAGTAAAAACCTTGGGCGTCTTTGGGGTTGTCTCCGTCCTGCCTGCTTCCATCTTCATTAACTAGGTTCCCATACACGTCGGTATGACAGCCAGATATCCAATTCACCCTTCGCTGAAAGTCTTCTGGAGACAACTTTCCTTTACCAAATATATCGCCATCGCGACATGTTTTCAAATCGTTCAAGTCTTCTGCCTTAAAGTTCCAGTCATATTGATGAATTATGTCTATTTGCCAATCTTCCAATAACCACTTTTCGCATGCTGAGCATGGAGAATTTCCACCAGCGCTGTACCATCTCACATATCCAGAACCGCAGTCCGAGCGGTGATAAACAATTCCTCCGCCATTTTGCTTTGCCATATTATTTTTTATCCTTCTCTCTTAGCGTTACTTTTTCGGCTGGTATGGCAGCAAGCCTGCAGTAGCCACCTGGTTCTATTTTTGCTGCAATAATTTTGCAAACTTTTTCCGATTCGTAGTGAGCGCAATGCTCACAGTAGATTCCCTTTGAATAATTATCGTTGTCTTTTTTGTCAACATATCCAACCCATATTCCATTCCCGTCATTGTCGGCCAACTTGCCAAATCTCCTGGCAATAACTTGCATAGCAGAAATAAATTCTTTTTCTGCTGGCGGATAGTATGGCGGATTTACGGAAGTTGGGTCGGCTGGAACCTCTTTGCCACGTGAGTCGTTGGATTCAAAACGAACACCCTTAATTTCACCTTGATAATCAGCCCACGTCTTGTTGTCCATCGCCATGCTCCTTGTTGCGGCCAGTAGAAATCATCAGCCCAGCCAGGGTTCCAGTAATGAATGTTGCCACCGACGAAAGCACACCAAAGAACATCTTGTCATTTTCTGCCTGTGCACCGATTGGCTGGGCTACAAAAACGAGGGCGTAGAGGACGCCGATTGTGGTGAGTGTAAGGACCAACCCTAGGATGCAGCCAACAACAAATTTAAGTCTTGCATCAAGTTCTTCTGCTGTGTATCTTTTCCTCACGGCTGTTCTCCTTCCCAATCGAAACCGATTAAGTCTTTCGAGCAGGCGCCATCTACTTTGCACATCGGCGGATTGCATTCTGGGGCCTCCCAGTTTTCTGGCTCTTGGCATTCGTATCTGTAATGACCGTCATAACCGCACGAAGCAAGAACAACGGCCAAAACAGACGCGAAAATTACCTTTTTCACCTTACCATTATAAAACACAAGGACCGCGCCTTTCGGCACGGTCCTTGAGCGTCCTAAGGTAGTAGGGCGAACTATTTGTCTGTAATCAGACAGTCTTGCCAGTCGCGGCGCCAGCGGTCGTGGTGCCATTCTCCTGGTAGGTGTTCACGTTGGCAGCGGTGAGTCGGCCACCATCATGTCCGCCACGGCGGAAAGTGAGGGCGTACTCGTTGGTGCCATCGCCATCGAGGTTGTACTGGTCCACAACCAGGGTTACCATGAGGTTTGCGCCAGCAGTGCTAGAACCAACCTGGGTGAGGTCGACTTCGAGAACTTCGCCAGCAGCAAACGCTGTGTAGGCCTCGGTCGTCGAAAGGGCAATGGCATCATCACTTGAAGCACCATCAGCAATCGAGAAGGTTCCCATGACGGTTGAACCCTTTTTGATGTCGGCGGTCAGTGCTGCGCCAACTGGGGCAGTCGTGACAGCGGCAGCGCCACCAGCAATACGACCCTTGAATGGCATCACGAACTTGACAGTCGAGGAAGTCGACAGCGTCCCAGGAATCTGGGCAGTGACGGTTGATGGATACGGGTATGCAGTCGGTTGACTTGACATAATTAATTCCTCCTATGGAATTGTTGTTGACTAAAAGATTAACACGCAATGCAATTTGGCGTTGCAACTTTTTATTGCAACATATCTACACGAGCGATTTAGTCAATAAAACAAAGCCCAAAGTGGCATTTTTATTTATTAATAGATATTCTTGACAAAGCCAACATCTGGCATTTGTCGCGCTTTCCCCTTTGCGGCAAGGTCAACCCAAACCCCGTGCTCGTGATATCTGTCGTCGCTGAGGTCTCCATCAACAACTGGTATCCCCAGGTAGGAGTCAAGCACGCTTCCGTTCTTTTTTCTGTTTGTAACTATCGCCGCAGTTCCACCTCGCGCAAGGAATGAGCGAACACGTGCCAAATCTGACTTTTCATTCATGCTGTAAACAGCCCTATATTTGCGCCCAACTTTCCCATCTCCATGAAGAATCGCTGGATTTTTTGTGTAGTCGTAAATGTACACATTTGGCATCTTTGGGTGACCATCGGAGAGTGTTGGCAGAATCGAATACCAACGCAGGTCACTGTTTACGTTAAGTCTGACAAGAACTTTTTCGTTTTCATCAGAGTGTTTTTTTATTTCTGAACCGAGTATTCTGAGAAAATCAGTAGGATGTTTTGCAAGAAACTGCGTCTTGACATTTCGTGCTTTTTGCACGCTTGAATAGCGCCCATTCCCATTGTCGAGCACACAAACGCTCGTGCAGTGCCCACGCCATGCGCATGTCTCTATGCCAGAAACATTTGCATGTTGAATCGTTAGGCCAACTGTGTATATTTCCGACTTTTTTAACTTGTGTTGAACGGATGGAAGCGTCAAAAGGTCAGCATAAGAAGAGAAACCGTTTTCAATCCTAAACTTCTTCCATGTTGCTTTTGATTCTTTTACATTGATTCCATCAACACCTTCATTGAAGGCCTTATCCAGTTCATCACCTTTTGATTCGAGCAAAAACGAAAGTACTGGTCGCTTATCTATGCTTTCTTGAATTCCGTCCATGTTTTGTCACCAACTCCAAAATACTCTCTTGCGTATCCTGCCTGAATTATGTCTGTATTTAGACACGCGGTAGTTGGGTCATCAACTTTTTCCGACGAGTAAATCTTAGCCAATATTCTTCCATACTTGTCATTCTTATCAGGGATGGTGTTAACAAAAACCCACTGGTGACGAGTCAGCCAGTCCTTGGTGAAGGACTTGGCCTTTAGGCCCATCTCCTTCTCTGCAAGGTCTTTTGTTCTTGACTCTGGCGTGTTTACGCCGAATAGGCGAACTCGAATCTTGTGGTGGATGTTGAAGCCAAGGTCAATCATCAAATCGACCGTATCACCATCGATTACATTAAGAACTTTGGCCCCATACCAGAAGCGATTCATATTTAGACAATCCAACTTTCAGGATTCTTTTTCTTCGGTTCGCTATTGCCAGAACCGCCAAGTCGGTCAACTGGTTTGCGCGGCCTCTTCGCACGATTGCGAGCATCTTCTGCTCTTTGGCTTGAGCGGTCAGCAGGGCGCATGCGTTCCTGGCGTTCTCTTTCTGCACGCTCGTTGGATGACTCTTTCTTTTTGTCCCTATTGCGCCTGTCTTCGTTGTCCTCCCACGAGGTGTCTTTCTTTGGTTCTGGATATCTATCTGCTGGCAAACCAGGAACATATCCATCTGGGTATTTTCTCTTTGGTGCACTTGAACTTGCCTTCTTTGGTTCTCCAGCAGCAACTCTTCTGTCATACTCTGCTCTCGCTGCACGCCTTGCTGTTCTTTCTTCATCGCTTCGCTCGGAAAACTTTGCCGTTGGCTTCATGCCTGCTTTTCTAAGTTGATTTCTGACAAATCGTTTTCTGTCTTTGTCTTGGTCAAACGCTTCTCTTGCAGCACGCCTTGCCGTAACCTCTTGTTCTGACCTATTTGTTCGATTTGGGGTGATTCCCTGCTCTCGCAAACTGCGCCTTACCTGTTTCCTTGTTCTTTTCTCAAGGAATGCGTTTGGGTTCTTCTTTGGCGCTGGCTTTTCATCTGGCGTTCCATCGTTAATTACGCCGTCACCGTCGTGGTCTCTTGTTGCATCTGAGTTGCCACTCCCACCACCGATAGTTGGGCCAAGACTCTTTTCCTCAACATCATTCCACGAATCTTTTTTCTTGTTCTTCTTTGCGTTTTCATAACGCTCAAGCATCCGTCTACCTTTTGCTGCAAGCGCAGCGGCATCATCTGCATTTTGTGGAACTGGCTCTCCCCAGGCTGCGGCAGAAAGGGCGAGCCTTGTAGGGCGACCCTTTTCGTCCTTCATTGGCCCAGATGGGTTCGTGAAGAATCTTGTAAGGAATGAGCCTTTGCGGCGCATCTTCTCTGGAGTGTCCGCTGCGCCCTTAACGCCAGGCTTGAGGTTTGCACCTTCTGTTCTTTTGAAGTGCGCTCTCCCAGCAGCCGTAAGTCCACCCTTTGGGTCCTTCAACTTTTTCTTTGCTGCCTTTGTTTCAACCTCATCAGGGCAGCATTCGCTCTTACTTTCGACTGGAACGCAGTTGGGGACCATTTCCCCGCCCTTGCCTCGCTTCATGCCGCGCTGTTCGTAACCCTCCCAGCATGGATTACCCGCTGCTTTGAGTTCTGTTTCGTCGGAAACTTCCTTGTATCTCTTTCTTCTTTTCTTGCCACGTCTATTTGTGAGTGCTCTTCTTGCAAATGCAAAACCAGTATCGAACAACCACTTCAGTTCTTCAGCAGACTCTTCGTCTCTTGATTCTGGGTACATTGAGTTGAACTGCTCGTCGCCCATCTCATCGAGATATTCAACAAATTTCAATTCTTTTTCGCTGTAGTTTTCCTCGTCCTCATCTTCGTCTTGATTGTCTGGGTCTGCGTCTGGGTCGAATCCGTCTGCAACTGGCTTCTTGACTCCCTTTTTGGGTTTTCCATTGAAGTCGACACTGTGCGCACCACCCATGCCCATGACCTTCAACTCGCCAGTTTCGTCATCGATTACCGCAAGTGCTCGACCATATCTGGCAATCATTTCTTCTAGATTTTTTGGCTCGATACTCATGTGTTTACCTTTATTTTTTATTGGCTTCGTTGTATTTTTCAAAATCAAATGGGGGCAATTTTATTTTTTCTTCTTGTTTCGGACTTGGATTTTCCTCGAGCCACTTCTTCATTCCCGAAACATATTCTTGGCTACCCATACCAAATTCTCGGGCAAGCACGGACGAGACGCCGTCATGTCGCCGAGACCATTTTCCGAATGGTGTTTTTGACATCTCAATCCTGTCGGCAATTATTTGTTCTTTGCCCTCATACCAATCTTTGGCCATCTGGGCTGGCGACTTGACTGGTTCATAATCGAAGCCATAATCCTTTGGGTGTGCAAATGTGACCATTGTTTTATTTCCTTTTCTTTTTCTTCGTTCTTGGGGAAATACCGTACATAGCCACCATCCATTCCTCGAATTTTTCTGGTACCCCAGAAGAATTCAGGGCAAATCGGCCGAATTCGGTAGTGTGCATTTTTTGACCATTGTCATTTTTGGCCATACAACAATGATACCTTTGCCTATATGTCCGAAATAGAAAGTCTTTTTAGCATTTCGTCTAGCAATTTTTCGTTTTCTTTTTGGCTATAGAAGTATGTTATTGCAAGCGCCGCTTCTTCTGGGTCACTTTCATCTTCTGAAACAAGTGCAGCAACAGTCTGTGCTTGCAGCAGCCGCTTTGGGTCTGCGTCCAGAAAACTCCTGAATATCTCAGCCCGTTCTTCTTGGGTAAAACGTGGTTCTGTCATATGTGTCAGTATAAAGCAGAACCCCCGCCCCCGCCGAATATATCTCGGCGAGAGGCGGGGGCGCTACTTAAGCGCTTTGCCTATCAGGCAGGGGCGCTGTCGAACGAGACACGCACGAACGACTCTGGACGCTTGACGGCCAGCGCAAGGCGCTGCTCGGCAAGAATCACAATGGCGTTGCGGATGAAGAAGTCCGCGTGCTGCTCGCTGATGCGGATGTTCGCCTGCTCGCGGTCGTAGAGTTGTGCACCCTGACCGAACGAACCGACGAGCGCGGTGCCTTCTGGCATCGCGACGCTCTCCACCAACGGAACTCTCCAAACTCGCGGCTCACCGCCGAGAGCAACGGACGCGGCGACCAGGTACTGGCCGTTCGCATCCTTGGTCAGTTCAATCTGCTCCCAGTCATTCGGGTGAATGACGATGCCTGATGGCTCGTAGTAAGCCAGCAGCGACAAGGTGACCGCACGACGAAGTGCATCTGCGCGCGAGTCCTTCTTGTTGTTCTGTGCATCGGTTGCACCAGACGACCAGTTGTAGGTCTGGATGCCAGGGGTCTTCAGAACGCCGAGCAGGTTTTCACCAGTGCCGTCGCCGAGAAGAATCTGAGCATCTTCCTGAAGACGCAGACCGTACATCAGTTCGTTGTCGATGATGCTGCGCAATTGCGGCTCATCGGCGAGAACGTTGCGGTGTGCCGCTTCCCAGTGGGCAAGCGTCTTGACGGACGTCTGCGCACCTTCGAACGACATGCTGGACTGCGGCTTGATTCCAAACTGGTTGCCAACTCGCTCAGCGACTGCTGCGGCGTTGTTGGTGAAGCCAGTCATGCGGAAGTACTCGATGACGGTCGAGGTCGTCGAACGCGCTGGGAAGAGGTCACGGACTCTCTTGGTGCGCTTCGGCGGAACAATCATCGGGTCACGCTGCACGGTGCCGAACACTGCGTTGGCGTTGTTGCCCATCGTGCCAGTTGGGAGCGTGGTGTACACGTCCTTCACTTGGATGGAGCCGTTGTACTGGAACGGAGCGGCCATGTTTGCGCCGTTTCGACCGTTGCCGAGGGACTTGAACTCGGCCGAAGCAAGGAATGCCTCACCGATGCTACGAGTCTCGACCTGGCTGAACGACTGAGCCTGAGCGGCGGCAGCCTGGGCAACCGACTCTCTAGCCTGTGCGCCACCCCACGACTCGACTTCGCCCATTGCCTCAAGGCCGCTGATGAGCGACTTGATTTCGCGAATGTCGGCCATGTTCTTGTCGAACGCGGTCTTCTGTGCTGTTGAAACGACGACAACGCCGTCTTCGACGCGGAAAGAATCGGCAATTGCCTTATTTTCCGACATCTTCGAACGAAGTGCGCCTTGCAATTCGTTCAATCTGCTGGTGTCTTGAGTAGACATGTGATTATTTACTTTCTTGTGAGTATTTGGACTTGTTGCTTTCATGGCTTAGGTAAGCACCCAGCCCTTGGATATCAAAGATACAGAAAATATTTGCTGCGTAGTGTAACTACCAACAGAATTGCTCAAACGATTGTGTGTAAATTGATAAATTACTTTTTGGGGAAATTTCTCTTAAACCAATCAAGGTTGGAGTCGCCACCCCTATGTCCGCCATGCTGCTCTGACCAAGCCTTGAACTTTGGTTCGTCTATTGCTGTGAATACGCCATCTTCTATTTTTGCGATGACCCTTGGCGCAGCACCTTTGGGAACATCCATATCCCAGATATACATTGTTTGCCCTTGGCCTCTTCTCAGGCTGTCTGTTATCCAGCCGTAAAGACCATAACCTTTGTTTCGTATTTGAGAAACTGGGAGTTGGCGTTTGCCCTCGGCATTTCTTGCTCTGACGCGAGCCTCGGCCTTGTCGTATGGCAAATAAGGAACATGGAAAACCTTCTCATACGCGTTATCTGAAGTCGTTTTGTAGTCGTGGAGCCTGTATCCAGTCCCTTCAGTAACAATGTCCATGCCCATTTCTTTGGCGTCGTTGACGGTTCTGGTTGCTGAATGAGCAGACTCCCTATGAACCATCTCGGAGCCCTTTCCTCCCTCGTATCCCTCAATTCCCATCTTGATGAAATCTGGGTCGACATGGGCTGCGCCATTCTCGTCAGGTATTAATCCTTCTTTCTTTAGGTATTCGGTCAACGTACTTTTGCCGACTCCTCCTGGCCCAATTATGTGATAGTGCCTTCTTTTTCCTACTGGTCTATTGCGCTTGTCTGGGGACACTCTGTCGAGAATGATTTTTGCCATTCTCTTTGCTCCAATGTTTGCGTAGTCCTGTGTTGTGGTTGGACCAGAAGACCTAAGCCTTCTACCAGAAGTATTTTCTGGGCCAAATTGAGTGTAAAAACGCAAAAGCGTCTTCCAGTCTCTATCCGAAAGGTCGCCATCTCGCTTATGTTTTTGCGCCAAAGAATATGGGATGTTGAATGACGGTCTGCCATTTGCCCAGTTAACAAAATGTGTTTTTGAGGATGTTGGCCATTCTTTTGGCGGAGTTTTGGCCATTTGCCCAAGGCTCATTGAGCGTAGCGATGATGGCCCTACCGACATACTCATTCGCTGGCTTCTTAACCCCCGTTTTGCATTTGCAACATCTACGTCATGCGTTTGAACGTCAACTTGAGTGTTCCTGTCCCCAGTCATCAAAAGGTTTATTTCTTCATCACTCAAACCTATGTCTTTAAGTTTTTTTATTGAGGCTTCGAGTGTTTCTCTGCGTCTGTCAACTTGCCTAATCGGACGGCCTCGCTCGTCTCGACGTATCATCCCACTACTTCTCAGCGTGTTTTTGCTTTGTTCTTTGAATGAGTCGCGCATTTCAAGCACTCGTCTCTGTGCTTCCTCAAGTCCGCCATCTTCTGAACTTACATAATCGAATTGGAAACTTCCGTTATCTCCAACCCACCTAATCGACGCATTGTTTTCTCTGTCGTCTTCTATTCGGAAGAATTGATACGGGCCTCTAGGGTCATCGAGTTCATAGAAAAGTGGGGGCCGCCCCACCGAGCCAGGCTTTTTTCTTTTTCTGTATCTCACAAAACCGTTGGGAAAATGTGTTGGGTTGCTTTCTGGGCCATCTTTTCTTGGGCTTAATTTTCCATTCACTCTTGCTTCCCATTGCGGGGTATATTTTGTCCCTCTTGGGTAAACGTCTCCACCCTCGCTTCTTAGCGTGTTTGGCTTGTCGGAATCACCGAACTCCTCTATTTCGTTTCGTTTTATTGCGCGCTTCAGCAATTCGGAAGTTCTTTGCTTTGATATTCCAAGTTCATCTGCAATTCCTTGAATAGTTGCTCCGTTTCTGCGCAATTCAAGAATTTTCTTGTCCCTTTCGTCAAGGGGATTTGGCTGCCTATTTGTGCGCCTGTCCACCTCCCCCTTGGCCGTCCTTTTGACGGGTGTTTTCTCCTTTTCTTCGTCTTGCTCTAGCCATGCCTCGCCCCAAATGAGTGCTGGGTGCAAATCAAGCGCAGATATAGAAAGTCTGTCTGCATCAACTGGGTCAAGTGACGCTCCTGGTTCGTGAAGTGCATCCATTGTTGCCCTGCTGACACCAAGCGTCTGAGCCTGCTCATCTCTATTGGCCCTCAATCTTATTTTGTCGTAATTGAGTATTTCTTTTGCTTTGAGTTTTCCACCCTTTTTGATTTTGTCTGGGGTTAACCATCTATTGTCGGTTCTTGACGCAAACCATGCTGGCTCAAAGCCCCTCTTGCCAGATGACCTTAGGCTCGTATTTATTTGTTCTGCTGCCCTAGTTGGGTCTGGCATTTCCCTTGATGTTCCATCAAAGATGAATCCATCGCCGTCAACGTCGCGTCTTACTCGTGGGTCAAGAACGCCCTCAATTCTTTCCGCCGAGCGCATACTTCTTCGCATTCTTCTGGAAAGTGAACCTGGACCGCTTGCTCTTCCTATTGCTCGTCCAAGTAGGCCTTTGTTTTCATTGAGTTCTTCGAAAAGTGACTTTTTTCTGATTCTTTGTCTTCTGTTTTGTTCGTTGAGTTCGCCGCGCACGATAGTGCGAATCATTCTTCTCTGAGATTCTTGTTGGCCTCTTCTTCCAAGAAATGTGGTTCCAGCAAGCCGCGCGTAATCGGAATTACTTGTGCATGGCATCCAGACTGTTCGTCCAGTTGCTGACGGCATTCTTCTCACGCCTATGCAGCCAAGCATTCTGCTTCGTTTTCTTGCTGACTCTATGTCGGTGAATACATCTGGGTCATTGTCTCTTGGTGTTACACCAGGAATATAAGACTTGCTTCCAAGTGTCACATCTGGAAAAGCAACAATTGGAGCGGAAACTATTCCGCCACCCTCGAGAGTCGCAAAACCAAGCGGCTTTCTCTCTTTGAGTTTTTCCCAACCCCTTTTCTTCTTTCTTCCTTTTGCTTTTCTAGTGTTGTATCTAGCGTGCAGTTCTTCAAACGCAGTTTTGTTTTTGGGTTCTGCCGCTTTTGAAATTTTTTCCAATTCTTCTGGCGTTTCGCACGGCATCCATTTGCCGTCTTTTTTGTGTGCGCCAGTGCAACCAATCCATTGGGCAGCACGAAGGGCAAAGACCCTTGAGTTGGTGTCTGACTGCCCATTCGCCATGAGCGAAACCTACTTCTTTGGTTTATAAGCCTGCATTAATGCAGATATTGGAGTTTCTGGAAAGCGCTTTTGATAAAGACGTGCCTCATCCAGGTCCTCTTTGAATTCTTTTTCAACGTCATTGAATGCGGATGCCAGAAGTTTCGGGTCGACATCATAAATTGTCTTACCCTCTTTTATTGCATTCTTTTGAGCAACAACAACGAGAGAGTGAACGTCCCTGATTGCTTCCGCAAGTTGCTCGCCACGCTCCGTTATTGATGGGAATCCCCAATTTGGAGTGCCTGGTGTGTAGTCCCAACTTTCCTCGCCTCCATCTATATCCCTGAATGGCGGGTAGTCCATGAGCGTCAGGAGTTCACGTTCTTTTTCGGACATTTTCTTCATTCCGTCTGAATAGTTCATTTTTGTCATCCGTATCTGCTGGTTATATCGTCCCTACGTTTAATAAGGGTATCAGCAAGTTGCTTTGCTCTGGCTGGGTCGGTGACAACAGCCGATACGGTCTTCCTAATGTCATCGTCGGTTATGACGGAAAGACCTTGCGCTTGACGCTTTAGTTCTGCGGAGTCCATGTTGCGGAAATCGTATGTTCCGTCTTTTTGCATGGTGTCCATTTCTCCAACTGAGGGCCCGAATGGGGTTGAACCGCTGCCCTTTCTTGCGCCTTGTGCCCTGAAGTCCAGGGAGCCACCGACGTCAATTCTCACCGCATTCCCATTGCCATCAATCAAAATGTTGTCGTTCAATGGGGCATCCCAGTTAGCAAGCCATGCGTCAATAACAAAGCCCTTTCGCGCTTCATCATTATCACTTGTTCCTGTTGGCATTCTTACATTTTGCAACATTCTGGAAAGCATTACTGGCTCGTTATTGTTGGTGCCCATCTGCAAATCTGCGGTTGGAACTCCAGCAAGTTCGTAGAGTTTTGATGCAAGTACTTCCGTCTGCATTCTTTCCTCTGCCTGTTTTTGCGTTTCGCCGTTCTTTCTTAGTTTTGTGTAATAGCGTGTTCCGTCTGGCGCGGTCAACATCTTTGCTGGGTTTGAGCCAGTTGTTGGTGGGGTGCTTGATTTCCATGCATCAGTATTAACTGGGCCGCCAGGTGCATTTGGCGCACTTGGCGTCGATGGCGGCTGCGGTGCTTGTGTTTGTGGTGTTGGCTGCGTTGGTGTGTTTTGCTTTGCTCCAGCCCTAGTTCTTCTTGGTCTTCTCTTTGCCTCGCCGACCTGTTTTGCATTTCTTGTCCAAGAGGTCCACGCCTTTGGTCGTCTTGCGCCATTGCTGTCAGATATCATTGCATCAGCCTGGACTTTTGTTGCTGGAGCCTGGAATGCCGCAAGAATTGTTCTGTTGTGCAACAACATCGGAGTTCCCATGCCACTGCCATTGTTTGTATCGATTACGTCAACGCCAATGATTGGGGCAATCATTTCTGGCGAACGCTGCTTAGAGAAACGATAGAGATAGTCAATAGAAGAGAGCAACTTTTCCTTTGTTTCGGCAATTCTTGCCTGCTCATCCTGCGTGCCCTTTGGCATCTTTGACAAAGCATCCATCCTGTCTCTTAGTTGCTTGACAATTTGTCCGCTTCTCGACGCCTCGGAGGCGAGTTCTGGCATAACTGCATCTATTTCTGCAACAATCTCTTCTGGCTCCATGGCTTTTGCTGCTTCCCTGCCGCCAAGTACCTTGAACCTTTCGATTATTGGGCCAGTCAAATCCCCCATTCGTGAGTGCTCTTGTTTAATTTCACTGTGCATCATCACGTCGGCCGTAGGTGGAATCATGGCGATGATTGTGTGCCTGTCGTCTTGGCCGCTTCCGTGATAACCCTCCCACTCACCTTGATATGCAAAGTATTCGCCGACCCCGTATGCCGAACCACCTTGTCCAGGAATGAATCTGCCCTCCTGGGTAAGGAAGCGCTCAACATATGATTCGCTGTCAACTTTTTCGTGGCCAGTTCCACGGACCATTACTTGCCAACCAGCATCGAGAAGCGCTTTAACTTCGTCTTCCTTGACAAGCGTTGGCGTTTCTGCGTATCCAGCGTTTTCCCAAATCCTCTTAAGCAGGGTCTTGTGTTCGTTTTCTACGTCTTTTTCTGTTGCGCCTTTGCGTTTCTTGCTTTGAATTCCAATCAGGTCGTTATCCAGGGCGTGCAATAGGTCAACAAAACCGTCAGATATCTCAAGAGTATTTTCTGCTGGATTCGTCTTGACTATTCCAGACTCATCTTTTCTTGCCTTCGAGTCTGCCGCTAGTTCGTCTGCGTTGCGAGACTTGCGGAATCTTGAGAGCATTGTTCTCTTCATTGCTCGAGCGCGCAATTTTCGTTTCTTTAGTGCAAGTTCTGGGTCAAGGGCGACACCTTCCCTGATTCCACCAGCGCGACGTGCAGCACGAAGTTCAATTGCCTTTTCTCTCTCTGGGTCCATTCTTCGCAATCTCTGGAACAAGGACAAACGCTTTTCTTTCTTTTTTTCGCTTATGCCTCGTTCTTTCTTTAGGTCAATTGCGTCTGGCGCCTTTTTCCTTTGTTCACCGCCCGCATATCCAGCAATGCTTGAAGAACCAGTCTCCCAACCCTTTGGAACTTTTCCATCTTTGTCTTTGATTATTTTTGCTATTTTCTTTTTAACTCTTGGGTGCAGGTGCTCAAGTGCGGAAAAATCACCGTCTTCAATCATGTTTAATATTGTTTGAGCATCATCAAGTGCCTGTTGCTGCTCTTTATATCCGTTTTTGACGTTACTGATTGTTGCGGCTCCGTCCTCGTCGAGTTTTAGTTCGCGAGAATCCTTGTCCGAAACTTCAAACTTTTCAATGTCGCCGTTGGCAACAGCCTGGTCAAGTCTAAGAAGCATTTCGCTGATGTCACCAGAATTCAATGGGTCTTCCTCTGGGCGCTTTTCATATCGTCCGCCCTCCTTGCCCTTGCCTCGTTTGTATGCTGCAACAACACCTTGCTTCTTGGCGCCCTTCTTCGTGGCTGCAAACCAGTACTTGTTAAAAAACGATTTGAGTTTCTTGTCAATCGCCTTCTTTTCTTGTTCGAGCGCTTCTTGAACTGCTTTCTTCTGCTCTGGTGTCAGGGAATCCCAAACTGCTCCATCCCCCTCCATCTTGTCGCGGCCGTACTTTCTCTCCATCGCGCCGTGACCGAATTTGCCACCAGGGCCGACTCCTGGGCCTCGCGTTGCGCCAGACTTTGGAACTGGAGTTCGCGTAGTGTCATCGCCAGTTCCTCCAGAACTTCGCAGGGTTGTGCCCCTTGGGCGTGCCGCCCTCTCCGTGGTGGCAAGCATTCTGCGCGAACTCAACTGCTGTTGAACTGGTCTTCTGCGACCACCAGAACGCAAAGTATTGCCGCTGGGGTTGAGCCTCTTTTCAAGGTCAATTAGCGCAACCCTTTCGTCTTCCGTAATATCTTGGTTATTGTCGAGAATATTGCGTACTGTTTCGCGCAGATATTCCATTTGGTCATCTGGGATGTCTCTGCCGTCGCGAATTTTGTTGAGCGCGTCGACAAAGTCCATTTCGCCAGCGCCATCAGCCATTTCCCTAATTCCATCGAGGTTGCCACTTGAGCGCAGGGTGCGGCCCTGCATTAATCTTTCTTCTCGCCCTGGAAGTTTTCGTGTTAGTGGCCTGGCAGGAGCCTTAGGGAAATTTCCTGTGGCTAAGTCACGCTCAAATTGCTTAAATAGTTCTTCGAGTGGGTCCTTTTCTGGTTTGAGGCCAGGCCCCTTGTTTCGGTCATAGTCGCCACCGCGCTCAATTAGATTTTCTAGATACTTCTTTCTCTTTTTGAGCATTTCGCGTTGTCTTTGATATCTTTTTGCAATTTCTGGGGTCATCGACTGAGAACCTATTGGGGCACGAGCATCTACCTCTATCTCCCTATTTAAAGAGTCAAGTTCCTCTTCTGCCGAGTTGAATTCTCTCCTGAGGAGGCGAACTGCATCTTCCTGGCTCATTGGTCTTCTTTGCCCACCTGAGCGAAGTGTTCTGCCGCCGCCTGGTCGATTTCTGATGCTGTTTTCTAGGTCAATAAGTTCGACGCGCTCATCTTCAGTAATGTCTGGATTGTTGTCAAGGATATTCCTGAGTGACTCAAGAAGATAATCACGCTGGTCGCCAGTTACTGATTCTCCACGCTGAATTTTGCCTAATGCATCAACAAGTTCTTCTTCATTGGCGCCCTCTGCTGAGTCAGTTATTTTTTTCAGTGTGCTTGACCTAAGGCCGCGATTTTTTTCGCCATCACTGCCGCGGCTTAGTGCTCTGCGAACTTCCTCAACGGCATCTAGTTTGCTGCCGTATAACGCTTCGACTTCATCTGCAGGGTATAGCGATTGGTTGCTTTTTACAGCATCCCAGTCAGAAACGGACAACAATGCTGTCTCAAGATTTGGGTATGTTTGTTTGTCAAACCACTCATCAAACTCATCCGACCATTCACCTGGTTCGTCCCTGTTGCCGTCACGCCAAGACTGACTCGAACCGTACATTTCTATTTCGTATTTGCCAGAAGGGGTTTTTGAAATTGACCCCCGATACGTGTTATATAAATCATTGCCTTCATCATCTTCACTTATTTTAATCTTCTGTCCAGCATCAAGTTTTTCGGAAAGATTACGGAAGTCATCCATGTTTTCCACATTAAGGAGCCCTCTGTAGTCTTCGTATTCTGGTTGTGAGCCACGCGAAGCGAGAGTGCGCCCTGCTCTTGAGCGAAGCGTATTTTTACCACTCTTTGCACCAACTCTTCTTTCCAGGTCAATGAGTTCAACCCTCTCGTCTTCGCTGATGTCTGGATTATTGTCCAAGATGTTTCGCAGTGACTCCAGGAGGTAATCTTTTTCGCCTCTACTGAGCGTTTCACCTCTTCTGTGTTTTTGTAGAGCCGTTACAAGCAAATCCTCATTTGCCCCATCTGCAGAATCAATAATTTTTTCAATTGTGCTGGACCTAAGACCACGATTTCTTCTGGTCTCTGACCCCATATACGTTCGAACAGGTTGCAGTTGTCTACGACGGGAGGAGTCAAACCCGCGTTCTCTTGCGGCACGGCTGGTTTCTTCGGTCGTCCGACCAAAGATTTCACGTATCTCCCTATCGCGCGCTCTTGCTCGGGTGTCTGTGATGGGGTTGTATCCGATTGTTCCATCAGTTGGTCTTTGGTCTGGCTCGTTGAGCAATTGAGAAAGCCTGTTGCTGCGCGATGATGAACGCAATCCCCGTCTTGTCGAAGGCGCATTTGGTTTTTGAATAAATCTTGTGGGGTCTGGCATTTCTCGGAATGTTCCGTCAAAAATCATTCCATCGCCGTCAACGTCTCTTCTCTTGCGTGGGTCAAGAACACCAGAAATAAATCTTGATGCAGTTCCCCTCATGTTTCTTGCTCGACCCCTATTGGGTGTCAATCCTCTACCAGCAGAACCAGCCGCCCTGCCGATTGCCCTTCCTAGGGAGGCTTTTACGTAAACATCAATAATTTCTTTTGTGTTCGAGCCAAGTTCTGCTCTTTTTATTGTTGGCAATCCTGACGCTTCCTGGATGCCCTTGTTTACTTGGCCGATAATCTTTTGCCCAAACTTACGCTCTGCGCCACGCGACATCTTCTTCTGAATCTCTGACCTTACGTAAGTTTTCGTTGCCCTATTCGGCTTTGCCACAAATTGCTTAGTGTGGTTATTGAACGCGAGTTCGTGCATTCTTACTTTTAGCGAAATTTCGTTATGGGCAACTTCTTTTCTGAAGTTCTTCGCCTTGAAGTTAATTGACTTAACTTTTGATGTCCAGTCGGCGAGAATTGGTCCATCAACAAAAGATGGATACTTCGAGGTGTTTGGGTTTGCCTCGCCCTTAAGTCTGAATGTTATTATTTTTCCTTCGGCTACAGATTCACCAGCGGCCACTGATTCGTCTGAGTCAAGAATGATGCTTTTCATCATTTGGTCTGACAAACCCCTGAACTCCCCAACGGAAACGTTTGCGGGAAGTTGAGTTAGGTCAACTTTATTTTCATTTGCCCACTTGGACCACTCAACGCCTTTTTCTGACCATCCGTAAAACTTTAGGTGGCCGTGCGACTTGACGACGACGCCAAAATTGACGCCTCTTACAACGTTCTTTAGGACTGCGTACTGTCTCATTCTCTACCTGAAATTAAGTTGTTGAGTGTCTGGTTTTGTTCAACCAGTTTGTCTAGGCGAGTTGCATACAAAGTTTCAAGGATGTTGAGGTGGATTTTCTCTCCAGAGGTGAGTTTTCCATCTGTGTAAAGCCTTGACTTAAAGTTTGTAAAATTGAATGCTCTAGCCCTCTGAATAAGTGTAGCAATAAATTGCAATTGCTGAGCGCGCTGTGCTGCTTTTAGTTGTTTGAAATATTGAATATACAACTGGGACTCAGATGGACTCAACAGGTCCCTTAGTGCAGCGTCAGTTCTTTCCCTAATGGAAATCTTTGACAAATCAGTAAGGCCAGCGCCATCGTTGGAGACTGGTATGAGTTTTCTTGCTCCGTTGTAGTCTGCTATTTCCACAGAACCACTGTTTCTATTGGACATATCAGCCAGCAGGTCGGAGACCATTAATCGCATTACCTCTTGCCATGGCGCTGAACCAAATGATGCTTCCGTGTCGACTTTTGCGCCTTTTAGTGACGTCATTGCGTCTTCGACCAGGTAATTGCGTTTATCGCCAGTTCCAATAAAAGACACATTTGGCGACTCAAGTCCAAGATGTCGTTGAATTTCTGTTGCAAATCTTTGTGCCAATGCTTCGTAATTTGATGCGCTTGTCTTTTCTATGTATTTGTCGCCATTGGGCATTGTCAGCATTGTTTGCGCATTGTTTATCTTGTCGCGCTTGATTTCTGAAACTTTTCCAAGTGCCTGCTGAAGAATGTTTGGAGAGATATCAGAGAGGGAGCCGCCTCTTTGTATATGAGCGACGGCCGCTGCCAAAGTCGTGATGTCTTTTCCAATTGGAGCAGTTGTTTCTGGCTCTCTTGTTGGCTCAGTTGGAGCCTCATCCTCAACCCTTCTGGTTGCCCTCTTTCTGAAGGCCATTGTTGCCCAACGTTGTTTGCCTTCATTGTCAATTTCATTTGGTCTCGATATACCGACAAAAGATTCCGAATATCCGATTCCATCACCAGTCTCTGTGGCAACCATTTTCAATCGTGCAGATGGGTCTTTTGAATTATCTGCTTCCATGGCTGCATTTACCGTTCTTCCAAGTTTTCTTCTTTCGCCAACGGTAAGTTGTCTGCGCTTTTCCAATGTGAGAACAGAGCCGCCTGGCAATACATACTTTAGGCTCACGATGCCAGTATTGGAAAGAAGCCCAAGTTCATCTTTCCCAATCAAATCAGGGCCAGAAACACTCATAAGGTACGTAGCGCCATCCATGTCTCTATTGTCTGGGATTGTCCTAAGAACAGAGGGCGGAACTACTGGCTCAAGGACAAACCCGTCTCTTCTCACCATTCTTGCTGATGGTTGGTCAACTGCACCAAGAGGCTTGACAAGTTTCTTTACTTCAGCCAAATTTCTTTGCGGGTTCGACATCGTGACTTTTGGAATTTGTGGCGCGCGAGACTGGACAATGTTTCCTGGCTGCTGTCCTGGCCCAAGGACCGTCGACGAAACTTCTGCTGTTGGCGGATTCAAGGCACGACCAACTCTTCTAATTAAACTGATGGCAGCGCCAAGTGGTCCAGGAAGGGCAAATAGTTTTTGGCCACATGTGGAAAACTGATTGTCGGTAAAGCGACCTCCATACTGATAGCCCTCAGGGCATCGAGCAACACCGTCACGCCATGATTCTCTTCCCATCATTCCAGGGACGCCAGGGGTTAGCGTTCTTGAAATTGCAGAACGTATTGGACTTCTTATGGCACTAAAGTTCCCAGGTGTCGCCACTGAACCGACTGCTTGAATTCCCTGTAGGACAGGACTATTTGAACTAACAATTCCAATTCTTTTAACTTCAAATTCCCTTCCTCTTCCACCCCTCTTGATTAGCGCCTTAAATGAAATTATCTCTTGGCGGGTGGCGCCGTATGAGCGCATAACGTTTTGCGGTGATGTTTTTTCGTGAATGAAAACAACACGAGTTTTCTGAATTTCCGAGTCTGGGCAGCACAAACTTTTTTGCGAAAGTTTTGTAATGCTGGCAACTGACCGTCTTCCAGTTCTCATCATCCACCGCAGCATTTCATAGCGATGTATTTTGCTTTTGCTGGCATACCGTCGGCGTCTTCGCCTTCAATCTCCCAATTTTCTTCATCGCGAAGATACTTGGTGAACTCTGACTCTGCGTCAATAAATTCTTTGAGTACCTTTATTGCGTGCTCTTGGTCGCCGCCAGTAACAACTGGAGTTTCCTCAAGGGGCTCTCTCCAGCCCTTTTCTGAATAAAACTCGTCAACTTCCATAAAGTTGGCAGATTTCCCAAGTGGCTTTGCTGAGCCAACGCTTCTTGCCAGTCTTCCTGGTGCGTTAATTGCCCTGCTGATTCGCTCATTGAATTGGCTATTTGTCCAATTTCTTTTTTTGAGTTTTCCTTTGCAATTTTTCATTCCAGGATGATGGCATCCTTCGTTTGGCCATAGGCCAGTTGTTTCATGATGAAGCCATGCACAAATGTTGTTTAGGGGATATAGTTCTGGGTGGTCAGCCAAAATCACCCTACATCTTCTAAACCCACCTGGTTTACGCATGATTGGTCGCCAATAGCGCAAAAGCCTTTCAAGATTTCCCCTTCTTGGGCCGTAGCCACGAAGAACATCGCCAGTAATTCTTTCCTGGGGCAAATCAAATACAACATCTTGTGGAGCCTTAAACTGATATTCGTTTTCCTTACTCATCGTTTTTTGTTCCTCGTTTTAGCCTTTTCGTAGATTTGTTTCGTCCGACAAAGTTGACCATCATTCTTGTCGAAGGAACCTGAGATTTTAGTGAAACAAGGAAATCAATTGCCCTGTTTTCAAATTCCAATACCTTCTTGCGTCTCCTCAGCACGTCTTCATTTATGACAACGTCTTCGAGAAGTTCGCGCTCGACTGGCAAGGCTTTCTCTACAAAAACAGAATACCAGTACGTGCTCGTTTTGGATTCATGTCCGTGCCAAAGTTTTTTATGAAATTGAGTATTGGTTATTTTATGTATGTTGTGGTTCCAGTCAACAAATCTCCAAAAATTTGTTACTTTGGTGTCACCAAAACGACCAACCAGGATGCAGTCGGAGTCCTTGTGGATGGAATCGACAACGTAGTAAACCTTTGTGTCAAGTAGTTTTCCAACAAGTACAGATTTCACTTTTTTTCCTCTTTGTCAATAATAAATGGTGCAAAGGCATACAAAAGAACAGTAAATGGAATTTCTGTTGTTTCCTCATAGTCATCTGTCTGCTCGGCTGTTTTTATTCCGTCACCAAGACTTTCGAATAGTGGCCTCACTGCTGCCTGCGCGGCTCCAGAAAGGGATTGCGTTGCGCTCATCATTCTTCCGCCCTGACTGGCACTACTCCACGGCCTGACCTGTATGTCGGGTCTACGGGAAAACAAAAACCATGCCGTCCATGCTTCAGCAAGTGATTCCTGGGGGCTGCTTGACCCATAGCCAGAAACGCTTGGAATATTGGCGTAATCAGAATCAATTTCGGAAATTTGGCCGCTTTGGTATATGCGCTTTTTGATTTCTTCACCCTCAGCGCCAGTAATCCACATGGGAATTATCGGCTTTAATCTCACCCTCCCGTCACTTGCATCTCTCCCTAGGTAATCCAGGAGGTGGCCCATTTCGTGCACCATGTTTCCATACGTCATTCTTTGTGCAACCATCAAGTCCATGTCTGCATCAGAAACATTGCCAACACCAGTTAATGTAAACGCTTCTGAAACAAGGCCTATTCCCCTAGATTGACCAAGTCCCCTTATTCCGTTTTGTCTTAACTGTTCTGCGTCTTTGCGCGCAATTTCAACAATGTTTTTTGGGTACATTTCCAATTGAAGTTTTTGTTTACCGAGGCCAAACAAAACTCTTCGGTCTAGCCCAAAACTTCCCATTGTTGCGCTTCTTGCCGTCCAGCCAGAATTAAAATTAACTTTGAATTTTTCTTTTTTAAGGAGTTTGGCGACGTCCCCCAAATTGTTTAGAACGTCGTCAAGCGCCTGCATTGCGGCATATGCAGCGGCTTCTTCTTCTGGATGTTTTTGACCGTCTGGCAGGCCACCCTTTACATCAATACCCCATTTTTCACTGAAATACTGTTTGACCTGCTTTGGCGTTCTTCCAAATTTTGTTTTATTTTCTTCCGTAGTAGCAACCCGCGGGAGACTCTTGTCGTCAAGACCGTAGTCCAAATCTGATGGCCCCTCGTTTATTTTTTGACGTGTTGTTCTTCCTGATGAGCGAAGCGATGAAGTTCTTCTTCCAAGTCGTCTCGATATTCCGCTGTCATCTATCACCATCGCTCCAGCGGACCTGAGGCTTTGCTTTGGAGTTGCGGAAACCGCCCCACCAGAACGCAATGTGCTCATTGCTTGTGGTTTTGTTTGCTCAAATTCTTCATCCGAAGACACTGGAATCCCAGAATCTTTAATCAAATTCCTAATTCTTACTGCTGCACCACGCTTTACCAAATCCTCTATATCATGGTCCTCTGTTAATCCAGTTTCTTTCATGGTTGTTGGATATGAAGAATGCCTCTCAAAATCGTTTCCTCTACGGTCAAGAAAAGTCACTTTTGGTTTTTTGCCAGTTGGGTCTGAAACCCTAGATTCAATTTCCGACCTTACTCGCTTTCTTTCCCTAAGTTTTAGAGACAGATTTGCTCTGTCCGCCAGCAATTCTCTAATCGATTTGACAATATTTTTTTTATTTTCTTGTGGTTCTTCGGAAAGCATTTTTTCAACCAACTGAATATCTTTATCTGGCATTACTCCAGAAAGAACTTGTCTTGCAGTGGATGGCGAAACATCATTTGAGCGAAGTTCACCTTCGCTCATGTATCGCTGCTGAAAATCTGGTTCTATCCTGATTTCTTCGACGTCATCCATCGTGAAGCCGCCACCGACTATTGCCTCTGTGTAGTAGCGACCAGTTGCCCCCTGACCATCGTACGCCGTGACGTGGGCGTGATTTTTGGAAACACTTGCATCCAACAATGCCGCAATGCGAGACTGCGTGGTGTCGATTCTTGGTCCGCCAAACATGCCAGAGTCGATAGCGCTTGACCTTTGCAGTAAGCCCGCTTCGAGCAATTCATCATCCGTTGCGCTTCCGTCAAGTGCAACTGGAGTTCTCAATCCATTGAGGGAATCTCCGAAAGTTATTACCGTTCTTTGGGATGCTTCTGGTCTCAAAACTATTTCGGACAACCCATATTGATATGGAACTGGGTCTACGGTTTTTCCTTCGTAGAGATTCTGGCCACCTGGTTCATTTGTCAGAACATCTTCGTTAAACATGTCCATGTTTTCGCCAAAGGAATTCTCTTCTATTGCTTTTCGTCGTCTCTTTGCATTCCCAGCCTGGAATTCAAGTTCGTCAACATGCAGGTAATAGCCATGGGCAGGGCGAAGTGAATCGTCGGCAGACTCTGGTATTCCCAAAAGAAGTTCGGCGGTTTTTCGCTTCTTTGGGTCAGAGGCAGCCTGAGAGCCAGATGAATCATGCGTTGTTCTCCATCTGCCAGTTTTTATAAAGCCCATTAACGGTGAGTCCTGGCCGTCGCGAATTCCAGAAAACCCACTTCCGCGTATCCTGAAACGTGCTCGTTTATCCAGTCCCTCAACCTGCTTCTTCAGTGTTTCGACCAGTATTTGTCTTATTTCTTCTGGTGATTTATCCTTCATTATTTCAGAAACCTCTGGAGATAGACCTGGCAACTTGCCAACCTTCAGTTGGGCAACGGCATTGTCTAGCGCTTTGTCAACCCGCACTTTTGCTTCTTCTGGACTTTCAAAGTCGTGGGTTTCGTCCGTAACAATTCCACGTGAAGAATCGCGTTTTGCTTTTAGTTGGTCGCGCAATTCATTGAGTCTTTGGCGCACTGGCTTGCCCCATGTTATTCCCTGGGCTTCCATTCTGTCTTTGATTGCCACGCTCTGTGCATCTGGTTCACTTGGCACTTGCGTATTTGGACGAGGTACTGCGACTTCTCCGCGGCCAGCAGAGCGCAGTGAGCGCTTTTGTTCTGCTTGCTCCCTTCTTTCAACCCTATTGATTGCCTTGCGAAGCGTTATTTTGTCATCTAGGGAACTTGTTTTTTCTTCTGCTCTTCTTAATTCGCCCTTCTTTTTTGCAAGCGTTTCAGAAATTCTTTCTTGAGAAATCAACGACGCCATAGCCACGCCGTCGTCGCGAACATCAATTATCTCTATTTCCCCAGGGGGGAGAATAATAGAACCAACTTCTCCTCTCCCAGTTCCAGGTGTGTAGTCTGGCAAACCAGAAAATCCTTCTGGAACATTGAGAATTAATCTTTGCGTACTTAGTGGGCCGTCTGGCGCCTGAGTTGTGAACAGGTCATCTGTTGATTTTAGTAATCCAGTGAAGTGATTAGAAAGTTCGTATCTTCCACCAATATATTGAGTCGCTGGCCAACCAACTGAACCGAAAGGAACAACTATTTCCGCCGCAACCCCATTTGGCAAAAATGAGTTTCCAACAAGGTCTACAAATGGAATAAATTCATTTTCTATTTCGTTTATTATCTTTTCGCCCTCACCAAGAGCAAGCGAATTGATTATCGACATTTCACTAGTCGGTTTTGCCCATCTTCTATTTCTCCACCTACTTTCCAAAACTTGTTGCTGCTGAGGGGTGGCAGACTCCATTACGGCATCCCTTACAGATTTACCCCACCTTGAAACATCACCTCTTCCGTCAAAAGATGCAGTTGATTTCAGCGACAGTGAAGTTAATCGCCTATCCCTTTCTTCCATTTCAAGCGCAGATGAAATCTTTTGTGCACTTTCAATAATTTGGTTAATGTCTGACCGAGATATCCTCTTGGCCATTCGCCCTATTCTCTTGAGTTTTTCTTTTCGTGTTTCTACTAACTCAATTGGTGGGACAATCGCCTCGCGGACTTTATCCAAATCTTTGCCCAGATGCAATGGCGCAAGAAAAGCCTCTATTTCTGGCGTTTTTTCAATTAGGCCCATTTCCACGCCAGCAGATATGTCTGCCTGCATTTCCAGGAATGTAATTCCAGCCCAACGATTTACTCCCTGTCTCATTGCGGCGGTTTCGTCAAATCCGTTTCTCTGTGCAGCCGAAACAATATTTTGCGCTTGACCCAAAGCCCTGTTCAGACCTTGGGATTCTGGCGTTTCGCCTCTCGCTGCAAGCATTTTGTTCCTAGCGTTTAATGAATTAAAAATTTCTTCCATTTCCTCAATGGAGCCTGCTTTTGCCAATTCGTTAAGGTAGAAAGCGGTGTAGTAATGAGATGGTCCGTAAACTCCACCAACCTTGTTGTCTACCAAAACGCCAATTATTTCCCCAATATTTCCAATGGCAGAACTCATTATTGCTGGATTACTTATGATTGATGCGTAGTCAAATTCCTGGCCGCTTGCGTCAGTGTATGGAACTCCCTCAATGCAAATTTCTCTTGCTACTTCAAGTGCCTCGGCATTCGTCATTCCTGGATTTCTGCTTTTTATAAATTCAGAAACAATTTTCAATTGTCTTCCGTGCACGAGTTCGTGATTCATTACGAATAGTCCGTGGGCCATTCCGCCAAAATGTTCTGCGGTTAGTTCGGTTTGATACCCACTTCCTTCTTTTATTTTTCTTACTTGTTCGCCAAATGATTTGAGGTCGCCAAGGTACGAGCCAAGAAGGCGTCTTCTGTTTTCAGCAGTTACGACTTCACCAATCGCTTGCAATTTTGCAATTTCTGTTCCAGCAGTTCCACTTGGCTCATATAAGTGGAAACCAGAATCATTGAGTGTTTCTGCTGGGTGGGAGACCAGCGTTCCGATAATGTCAATGTTTATTCCTATTCGCCCATTTTCTACGTAACACTCGGCAAAAAACGGGTCATCTGGGTCTGTCTGAACGATGCTTATTGACCCGATATCGTTTGTCATTTCTGGAGATTGTCGACGCTGCCTAATTATCTGCATCATCGTTCCAACTTCGTAACTTTGTGCCTTTGAGTGCGCAAGCATTGCCATCGATAAAAACGTTTGTGCTTTTTCGTCATCTGGGAAAACGTCTTTTGGTGGTGTGCCGTTTTGAATCGCTGAAATTATTTTTTCTACACCCTCATCCCCATATTTTTCACTAATTTTTTTTAATTCTTTATCAGAAATTCCTTCGATTTTTCCCGCGTATATGGCCTGCTGAACGCTCTCAGCCGCAATCAAGGCGAGATTCCTTCTGTGTTGCAGCATCGCCATTTCTGGATTGTCGTGAAAGTTTTCCCCGTAATAATTACGCAGGTCGATATTCCATCCTTCTTCTCGCAACTTATGCAAAGCAAGTGCGGTGCCGCGTTGAACAGATGCTGGGTCAGACTCATCTACTTCAATCCCAAGTGAACGAATTATTTCCAGCGCATCGCGTTGTTGCCTGCGTATTTCGTCTTTCATTTTTTCTCTTTGCGCAGCAGTTTTGGCAAGTTCATTTATTTCCGCGCTGGAAAGTTCTGGATATGCTTTGCGTAAAGCCGTTTTGAACTTTTCTTCGTATGTATCTGGGTCAACTATTTCGCCAGTGCCCCTCCCTATAGTTGCGAGTTCCTCTTCCGCTACTGCCAATTCGCGCGATGCTCTTCTTGCCTCTCCTGCGACACTCTCTGCCTCCAGCGTCTCTCTGGATATTGGCCTTCCGTCTGGACCAAGCAAGGTTGGTGTGCCAGTTGAACGTAGGGAGGTGCGCTCCCTTAATGTTCCCTTGCTATCTCTGCTAAATGGTGTCGCCGCATCAATTTTTCGAATTGAATCTTGCAATTTAAAACCAAATCTCTGAGCAAGACCCACCATTGCCCTTGCTACAAGTGGCGAAAAATCAAAACAATTACTTCCGACTTCATCAGTGAATTGGTTTGCTGCTGGAACCCCTGGGGGGCATCTGAATTTTCCGTCGGCATCAACAACTATTCCTATCGCCCTTGCCGCAGCCTGGCCTATGTTCCCAGCAGACTGTCCTATGGTTCGCCCAAGGCTTTTTGCCTCGATGGCACCAGTTCTTTTATTTTTGTTTGCCGAAACAACTCTTACTGATACTTTATTTCTTTGTTCTGCCATTGCCCTTCTGGCAACTTCGACCATATTTTTTGGTGCAATTTTTTTTCTTGGGTCAAGCCAACCCATGTTCGCAACGTCGCCCATTTGCCCATTTTGGTTTATCTTTCGTGGCCTAATTTCAAAATACTGCCCTGGCTTGGCTTTTGCATCTGGGTCGAAAATTCCAGTTCCCATTCGCATGAATTTTGATTTTGCTTTTTTGCGCTTTTCCTTGTTATCTGCAGATGGGTCACTTGCAGAACGGCCAAGAGATTTGACCGAAATATCTGGAGAAAATGGATAAGCAACCACCTGTTTTTGGGCGTTGATGAACCTACTGATTCTCTCCTGCGGCGTCTCTTTTGCCTGCGGGAACAGTCGAGCGCTACTTAGTATGCGCGTAACTACGACTTTACGTTCCTGCATGGCAGGCGCCTTTTTCTAGAATCGGGTTACGATTCTTGGGTTTTGTCTTGTTCAACCTCTGCATTGAGCAACTCGAATTCAAGCAATTGTGACATGAACTCTGGGTCAACCGCACCTGCATCAGCCTTAGTGCTAACTGTGTCGTCAGACTTGCCACCAGCAACCCAGTTGGCTGGAATCATGGACTCTGCGCCAAGTGCTTTTGCACGCTTGATGATGTGGCGCTTTGCGGCGCTCTTGTCCTTGGCGCGACCGAAAGCCTGAATTGCATTCGAAAGGTCTTCGCGGTTGGAGATTGGATACGAGCCGTCTGGAAGGGCAGAGCCCTCTTCGGCCATTCTTTCTCTTTGCTCTGGCGTAAATGCGCGCTTCAATGCGATTTCTGCGGCCTCTGCCTCGATGTCCTGCGCATCCTCTTCTTCGTACTTGTCGTAACCAAGAACTTCTCCATCAAGAGAAACGAACACATCGTATGACTTACCGTCAATTCCATCGATTTCGACCGCGTAAGCATCGAATCCTTCAAACACGTCTGGCTCTACGGCCACAACATTGCCCTCAATTGACTTAACGGCAATTTCTGCGGCATCGTTGAAATCAATCAACATCATGTCGTCAACGAGCGACTTTTGCTCAAAGGCATTGCCATCAAGTTTGTGCCAGCCGAGAACTTCGGCGCTTGTCCCATCAACAAACACCTCAACGGCGCGGCCGTCTTTTGCCTCGACATCAATGACGAACATGTCGGCTTCAGCAGAGTATCCAGAATCAAGGATTTTGCCATCGAACATGTCCTCTGCAAGACCCTCGACGTGAAGCAGGCCAGGCATGCCCTTTTCAGACATGCAGCCACCCACGCAGTCATCGCAGACAGACTGTCCGCCTGGGTACACCTTGCGGTCAATAGCGCAGAGGTATCCACGGGCGCCGACATCGGCAGCCTTGTAGCCCATGCTTCTTAGGCGTCTTGTCTTCATTGCCTCAAGACCCTCGTCCTCATCGTCTTCTTCATCCTGCATGGCGACATCATCCTCGTCATCCATGTCCTCGTCGTCCATGTCCTCGTCGTCGTCCATGTCCTCGTCGTCCATGTCCTCGTCGTCTTCCATGTCGTCGGCCTTCATCTTCATGGGCTTTTTCTTCCAGCCCTTCTCCATATCGTCGGCGCTCTCCTCGGCGTCAACCATTTCTTCTTGGTCGCCCATTTCCTGCTCGTCGGCCATCTTCATTTGCACAGGCATTGCGCCACACTTTGCGCAAACCTTTGCTCCTGGGGTATATCCGCAACCTTCTGTTGCGCCCTTGGCACATTTGAGTACGGAGCCATCAGTATCCAACTTGACAACCGCGTTCTTGTCGTAATCCATTGTTCTGGCTCCTTACGTTTTGCAAGACGACAATACCATAGGTATCTGTCTCGCGTTGCATTTCTTGAAATTCGTTTTCACAAATTATACTTCACATCTTTATTGGCGATTGAAATCTCCATCAAATCACTTGTCATCTGCCGCAGATGAAGTTTTATCAATAAACGTTGACATAGCCGCCTTCGACAGCATTTCAAGTAGTTCTGCAAAAATTTCACCACGACTTCCAACAGAACCACGCTTACCAGCAGTCTTCTGCCTATCGATAACCGCCATCACTGCATCAAGTATTTTGTCTGCTTCATCTGCGGTTATTTTGATTGAACCAACATTTGTTCTTCTTGAGTTGGGAGTGAATGCGCCAGCCTCGTATTTTTTAATCTTCTCCTGAAGCAAGTTCAGTCCATCCCTTGTCAGGTCGTTATCCGCTTCTCTTATTTCCTTACCAAGAGAGTCGCCTATCTTCTTCCACCAAGTTGACTCATTCGTTACTTCTGTTCTTGGTTGCTTGCCAGATGAACGAAGTCCGCCATTTGACTTTCTTCTCCTATGTGAAGACTGAAATTTTCTGGCCATGCTGAAAGATGCTGGGGATTCGTAATCTTCCTCAAAATCCGAGAATGCCCTAGACGCATCAAACATTCCTTCGTTTTCATAGTCCGCGCCATCTGCCGCGTCCTCGTCGTCCTCAGCATCAAATTGCCTGGCTCTTCTTGCTCGACGCGAAAGACTCTCTTGCATATCGGCGTCTGCGTCGAGTTCTTCTTCCCTGTCAAGTCGCTCTCTCCACGTATCGCCAATTGAAGAACTCAGGACCTGAACTGCTTCAAGAATTTGTCTTTCCTGTTTATTGAGTTTTCTTTCTTTTCTTGTTATGTCGCCATCTTCCGTATCCATCGTTGTGGAAAGCGAAATGAGTCCCTCCTCAAGAACTTCTTGTGCATTTTTAAGAGTTTCTTCAGTTTCGTTGCCATCTTCGTCTGTTATTGCATTTTTAAAATTGTCAACCAAATCATCATAGGCAGAGGCAAATCCTGGTGAAAGTTTTTCGCGGTTTCTGCCTACGTACGCGCCAACGACGCTGTTAAATTTGGAAAAAGTCGGACTATCTGATTCTTCGTTTTTAGGTTTTTCCGCTAACGGTTTTTTCTTTGGAGTTTCTGGTTTTTCGATTTGTGGTTTTGAAACCTCTGGTTTTGGTGAGGTTCTTGCTCTTTCTTGTCTTTCACTTCTATCCGACTCTTTCATAAACTTATCGAAAGCCGAGTCAGTTATTCTTCTAACAGTTTTCTGCCATCTAAATGGGCGCTGCTTTCCAGCGAGGTCAAGCAAAGAATCTTCGTTTTCGCCAATCCAATTAACTTGCTCATCTCCAGACATGCTTTCCCAATTTTTGGGCAAAAGTCCAGCCTCTATAAACTCGCTTACATCAAGTTTTTTGGTTATTGAATTTTCTTTTATTGTGGGAAGTTTTTGGTCAGTTCCCACGATTACTGTTCTGCCCTTGGTTACTTTTCCTGCAGTTGCAGATTGCTCTCCTGCTCGAGGACCTTTTTTATTTACTCTTCTGTACTTTCCAGTTTTTACAATTTCGTCAAGGACTTCAAAAGGGCTGGTTCCTTTTTGACCAGGCTTCAGTGCTCCACTTTCGGCAAACTTTTCGCGCAATCTTTCAAATTCGGACTTGAATTGCTCAAGTTGTTCTGGGGTTACGTCGGGGTTTATTAGTTCCCTGTCCCTAACACCTTTTTTGAAACCTTTTGCGACTATCGCAACAATGTTTTCATCGGATATTTGGTTTTTGCTAATCAAGTCATCAAACATCTCGGTAATTTTTTTATTCATCGCCCGACCAATCAGGACGTCAATGCTTTCGGATACCTTCTTGGGTCCTCGCCATTTTGGATTTGGGGTGTAGTTTTTTTCTGGACCCTCAGAACGAAGTCCTCGCCGAGGAATATTTGTGGAAGGCGCAAAACGTGTTGGGTCTGGCTGCTCCATCCAGGTTCCATCAAAAATAAGGCCGTCGCCGTCAACGTCACGCCTAGTTCTTGGGTCTAAAACCCCTTCTATTCTGGCTAGCGCGGCCCTGCCGCGCCTACCTTTTCCCCCGCCACCGATACCTCTACCAATTCGGCCAAGCAATGACTTGGTTGCGTTTTCCACCGCCTCGTATGCATCTCCAGTCAGCGGAGATGCAATCACAATTCCATCTTCCGTAACATACGACTCAATTCTGTGGTAATCAAACACTGGGTCGAGAGCCTGCTTTGTTTCAAAGGCGAGTTCTGGCGGACACTGAATCAAGAGGTCAGTCTTTTGCGACTGGTGTTGATTAATGATGTTTTGCAGGGAGCCAACGATTCCAGAAAGTTGCGCAACAACATCATTGGAATCCGTTGCTGACTTTGCGCCGTTAATTGCATCTTCCATTTCTTCTGCAAGTGACTTTTCGCTGTCGAGGTCAAAGAATCCGCTCGCAACTTCGCTCCCATATTTGACTGGCACTATTGGCGCATTTGAAGATGGCTTTTGCTGGACATTTGGGAAATTTGGAATTCTTTCTGGCTTTGGACCAGGCTTTGGCTGGCCAACAACTGGTTGCATAACCATTGCCGCACCGAGTTTTTCTGGCTTTCCGAACATGAACTGTTCGCCGTCAAAGTAATAGCCAAGTCTGAACATTCCTTTGCCAGCCTTGAGGAATACAACTGAACTTTCATTTGCCTTCATGACCTTGACTGGTCCACCAGTTCGCGAAGTCAACTCTCTTTCCAGCGCAGCAATTCTGTCGCTATCTGCTGGTTGTGCAACTCCTTGTGCAAATGGGTCGCTTGGGCCTTTTGGTTTTTCCGCAACTGCAACCATTCCAGTTGGCATACCCATACCCATGTGCATGCCGTGCATTTTCTCTTCGTCACTCTTTACGGAAATAGTTCCAGTTAGTTGGTTGGCACCGTGAAGAACAGGGCTCAACTCGTACAACTCGACCTCTCTCAGGATGTTTGCTTGCTTGGAGTTGTCGTATATTGCGTCGAGTGTCTTGTAGCCAATTGACCACTCTTGCTCTTCTCCAAAAAATGCGACATTTGCAAATGCCTCACGGCCTTTTTCTGAATTAAGATTAAACTGCACTTTTGCGTAAAGTCCACCAATACCAGCCATCTTCATCTTTTGTGGAAGTCTTTGGTCATTCGGTGGGACTTCATAGATTTCAATTACTTTGCCGATTGGGTCATTCCAGTTATGGCCCCAAACAACTCTTGGCTTTCGGCGCATAAGGCTCTTGGCAAACGCCCCAGAAATAACAATGTCACCAACGGAGTCCTTGTTGCCAATACCAGCGACGAAACACTCGACTATTCCTTGCGCCTGGTCAATATTGAATTGTCCAGAGTTGGCTTTAAATTGAATGTCTTGCATCAAAAATCCTTTTTGCCCTAGCCATAATAAACGACAGACAAAGGCACTCGTTGGAAGTATTGCATATCAATTTCTGTAATTGTGCAGCAAATACAGAAACTAATTAGCAAACATCCATGCCCTGCGTGCCTCGTTCGCTGAAATCTCGCCGACAGTCTTTGCAAGCAGATTGGAGAAAATAGCGACGCAACTTGACCTAAACACAATATTTCGTTGATTTTCGTCTTTCACACCAAGGCTTGAGACATAGGCAGAATTGAGTGCGCTGTACGTCAAGTCGTTGATGTTCTTAAATCTCTGCATCTGGGCATCTAACTGCGCGATTACATCATGTTGATTAAGCGACTTTTCCGAATAATCAACTCCATCAGAGATGATGGTTGACAGGACTGGACGCAAATCTTCGTCAAATTGCCTGTTCCATATGTCTGTGTTGAATATTGTGTCTATCGCAAGGCTGCCATTTGAGAGCGACTTCTTGGCCTTAACTCCGCCCATTTTTTCAAGGGTCACGCGTTGCTGACGCTCGACCGTTCTTTCCAGCGCTCGGCCAAGAATTGCCGACCATCGTTGGAGTGAAACGCTGTCCTCTTTTGTTTCGATAAGTCCAAACGCCTCTGCAGAAAGTTGCTGTGCTGGTGGCATTGCAGTATTTTGCATTCCAGCGTCCATCGGCGCCGCTGCATCTGGCGGCAACTGACCACCAGGCGCGACGCCCTGTGCGGCAAGTGAACCAGCCATTGTGTTGGGGTCGAGCGGACTTGCAACATTGCCCTGCTCATCAACCATCGGTGGTGCGCCTTCTCCTGGCATGCCAGGCACCCCAGGGGGCATGCCAGGTGCGCCAGGTGGCATTCCTGGAACTCCAGGCATTCCAGCCTGTGGCTGCTGTTCCATTTCTTTTTCAGTGTTGGCGATTGGCGTGAGGTTGGGGTTCATCAAAAGAGAATCAGCAAGGTCGCTCTTTACTTTCTTGCGGCTTGTTGCTTCCCTGTATTCGTTTGTGCTGATGAGACCCATCTGAACTTCTTCCATGAAGTAACGAGAGCGCTCCTGTTTGTACAAAATCAAAATTGGAACACTTGATACGTCGAAGTCAACGTAATTAACTTCGTCTAAGTCATCAAAGCCGCGAGCAAGAAGGTCAAGGTGCGGAAGCATTGTTTCATTCCAGAAAACTCGGTGTTCTTCTGCGGCATTACTGAATGTCCTTCCAGATGCATTTCCAATCACTGATTCTGGAACGCCGAACGCGGCAAGAATTTCTTCTTTTTGTATTTGTCGCATTTGGACATACGCAGCATCTCTTGGGTTTGCCGATGTGTCGACATAGTCAACGCCTTCATCTGAAGAAATTACGGTTGTGTGCCCAGCGCGGCCTATATTGCCCCTGAATCTATTGCGCAATTCATCTTTGTCATCGTCGTCTATTTCTCCCTTTACGACGAGAATCCCACCAGGTCGACCATCGTTGATGAGGTAGTTCCTGTTGTACACCTTTGCCAAGTTCTCTATCTCTATGGCGACACCAGCAGATTCCATTGGTGTCAGCGACAGGTATGGGTCAAGTGGGTGTGGTCGCCTAATCCACAAAACATCTTCTGGCTTCATAATTACTTTGTCGCCCGTTGGCATCTGAACTTCATATCCAGAAATAAAAGTCTTGGGGTGTGGTATTGGGGCAGTGAACTGCGGTGGAAGAAGATTCAAGCCAATAAGTCTTCCGTCGCGACCTTTGATTTTTTCTATAAACGCACCACGCGAAGACATCAACAACTGCGATGAAAGCCTGTACCTAAAAATAAATGAATTTTCGCCATCGTTGGATTTTGTGTTGAAAATATCAATCAACGGAGAACGAAGCGCTCTTCTCCCAGTGAGAATCTGTCCATCTCTGGAGTTGTCTTTTCTGAGAATAATTGGAAGTCTTGCCTGATTTCCAGCAATTGCGTCAACGCACCTTTGCACCCAAGTTATTTTTTGGAAGCCTTCGCGGTATGCGCGTTCGATGTCCCACATGTCGTGGTACGGCTTGCCGATGCGGCCTGGGTCGAGGTTTATGGGCGCGCCAGGACCAAGTGCTTTAAATGCCGCATTATTTAGCGACTTGTTTTTAGATGAGTTCCAGGCCATTTTTTAACTACTCAGCACCCAACAGATATCCGAAGACTCCACATGCAACTCCTGCAACTATAAAACCAACGGGGGGCGCTATTAAAAATCCTCCTACCGCACTAAACAGTATAAATGAAACCATTAACACATTTGCGAAAGTACCCCTGTTGGCTGCTCCACGGATAAAAGACAGGACTTTGTTCATGCTCTTCCAAACTAGCGCAAAACTTGGTCTACGATTGGATGGTGGAAAAAGACTGGAATAAAATTCTTGAATACCTAGAACCAAAGCCAGCCCTCTTTTGCCCTGAGGGGCCGTCAATAAATCAAAAGGTTTTCCTAAGAACCTATTCAATAGAGGCATTGTTTGGCGGCGCTGCTGGTGGTGGAAAGAGTTCGGCATTGCTGATGGCTGCCCTCCAGTACGTAGATGTTCCTGGATATTCGGCAATTCTTTTCAGAAGAACATTTGCCGACTTGTCGCTACCTGGTGCCCTGATGGACAGATTCCGTTCATGGGTGACCCTGTATGACGATGTGCACTGGAACAACAACAGTTTTGTTGCTACGTTCCCATCTGGCGCACGCATTTCGTTTGGCTACCTGAACAACACCAACGACTATTTACGTTATAAGGGTTCTGAATTCCAATTTATAGGCATGGACGAGGTCACAGAAATAAGAGAATCTGACTATAGGTATCTGTTTTCCCGACTTCGTCGCCCATCAAGTGGTCCGCTCTCGTCAGTCCCCCTGCGAATGAGGTGTGCGTCCAACCCAGCGCCAAACTGGGTTAGACAAAGATTTATTATCGAAGGCCAAGAAAAAGGTCGGATATTCGTTCCCTCGCGGCTTACAGACAACCCAGGTATTGACGCAGATTCATATAGGCAGGCACTTTCAGCGTTGGACCCTGTAGAGCGCAAGAGACTAGAAGAGGGTGACTGGTGGTCAACGACCCTCGGCACAATGTTTGACCGAACATCGGTAGTTATAATCGACAATGACGAACTACCAGTCGTTACATCATCAGCCAGAATCGTCAGATTTTGGGACTTGGCAGCAACCGAGCCAAGCCAGTCAACCCCAGACCCAGACTGGACGGTGGGCACCTTAATGATGTTTGACCAAGGAATTGCCTATGTTCTTGACGTTAAGAAAAAACGTCTTAAGTCAGACAGGGTGGAGCAGTTTATTGCGCAGACCGCCTATGAGGATGGAGTTGGCGTAGCGATAAGAATGGAGCAGGAGCCAGGCTCGTCGGGCAAGGCATTGGTTGACCAATACGCCAGATACGTTCTTCCTGGTTTTGATTTTGGCGCCAATAGGTCAACTGGCGACAAAATAACTCGCGCAAGACCCTTCGCCGCCGCTTTATCTAACGGAAATGTACGGGTGGTTCGCGGCGCATGGCTAAGCGATTGGTTGGATGAATTTTCCGCATTCCCAGAGGCGGCCCCTCACGATGACCAAGTTGACTCGGCAACTGGGGCATTCAATTACCTAACTGGACTTGGGTTGCCACAAAGGAAAAAAGTTAGTATCGTGGTGTGAGTTAACAACTCACTACTAGGAGATACTAATGTCATTGGATACTTCCGTATTTGAGAAGTGGCGCAACGACTTGATGGAGATTGACGCGCTTCTTGATGAATACGTAAAAACAGCGCCAGATGTTTCCGAGGCAGCAGAAATGCTTGCGCAACTCAACATGGTCAAACGAGACATGGGAATCATCTATGACTCTTTTGCTGGGAAAATTGGTTCGCTAATGGGCAACCGTGGAATGGTCGAAACTCAATCTGGCGCAACAATTGAAAAGAAGAGTGCAGTTGACCGCAAGAAATGGGACCACCCAAAACTTGCCAATTGTGTTGCCGAGCGGCTGAACGAAATGTCAGTTGACATGGATACTGGCGAACGAACAATGACTGCCACGGAGATGGTTGAAAAACTACTTGATTATGCTGCCGTCTCATATTGGCGAGTTGGGAAATTGGGGGAGTTAGGAATCAATCCAGACCTGTATTGTGAGCAGGGAGATAGTAAAACCAGCATTATCGTCCGATTGGGAGACAAAAACAAATGAGCGACATGTACAACAGGCTGTCTGAACCATTCCCTCAGGAAATGGAAAAAACAATTAACAAGGGCGGAGCCAATCTCACCTACATTCCTGTCAGCGAAGTAATTACTCGCCTAAACAAAGTGTTTGGTGTTGATAAATGGTCATACACGATTCAAAAATGTGAACGCGATGCGCTTGACCCAGACTTCGTTATTGCGCATGTTCGTATTGAGTATTTTTCCAGCGAATTCAGCACAATAGTTCGTGACGGAATCGGCGGACAAAAAATCAAGCGCACCAAGGCTGGTCAAATTCTTGACCTTGGCGACGAGTTTAAGGGAGCCATATCTGACGCGCTCAAAAAAGCAGCCCAAGCATTTGGCGTTGGTCTCTATCTTGCCAGAAGCGACGACGCGATGGAAATTGAGCAGGTTATTGACGCGGCGAATGCGCCACTTTCCGAGCATGACCAAAAATGGGAAAACTTTAAGGAAGCATCCAAGGGTCTCAACAAAGAGCAACGCGAGCAACTCAGTTCTTTTTGGAAGGCTAATTATGGCGATAAGCCAAAGCCAACTGCAGCAAATCAGGTGACAACCGAAGTTCTTGATTCTTTATTGGCGGAAACCGTTCGACTGCAGTTCAGCGGAAGCCATGTCACCGAATAACGGAGAAACACTAAAGCCACCACCCCATCTATCGCCATCGTCTTTGTCGACGTTTGAGCAGTGCCCACTTAAATTCAAGTACAGCAAAATTGACCTTATCCCCGACAAGTCGGGCAAGGAGGCGATGATGGGCAACTTTGTTCATGATGTGCTGGAAAACCTTTATAAATTGCCGTGGATGGAGCGCACCGTTGACGCTGCTCGCGATTTGGCCAAACAGCACTGGCATTCAACGTGGGCAGAGCCAGTTACTGGGCTTTTGCGCCGAGAAGAAGAAATACGAAACTTTCGCTGGCAGGCGTGGTTCTGCATCGAAAATTTATGGAAAGTGGAAGACCCGCAATCTGTTCACCCAATAGGAATCGAAAGCGAACTCAACCATTCCCTTGGCGGAGTCGTGCTGAAGGGTTTTATTGACCGTTACACAAAGTCAGCAAATAGCGATGATGGCCTTGTAATTTCGGATTACAAAACAGGAAAAACGCCAAAAGCGGAGTGGGTTTCTGACAAATTTGAGCAGTTGCGCATCTATGCCGCAATCATGCAGGAAATCCAAATGTTTCCAGTCTCATCATTGGAACTCATATACCTCAAAGATGGAGTTAAGTTCACCGAGCAGGTTACTGCTGAATCTTTGAACTCAACCGTGAGCAGAATCTCAAAAATCAAGTCCATGGTTGATGAGCGCTGTGAAACTGGGGTGTTTGAGCCTGTAAAATCTAGGTTGTGCGATTGGTGTTCCTACAAAAATATTTGTCCAGCATGGAGTAGGTGATATGTATATTTCTGATGACGAATTTGCTCGGCTTGTTTCCGAAGATGTCAAGAACAAGGTTTCTAGTCGCCAGCGGCAAGTTCTTCTTGACCCACAAAATTGGAATAGATGGCAACGAGCCCTGGTTATTTTGATTGATAATCTCGAAAATCAAATAGCAGATATTGAGGCAGACCAAGATTCCGATAGAAAGCGTTTTGGCTCAATGGGGGAAGATGGTGCTGTTTTATTGCAAGAGTCTGAATTCGCCTACCAAACTAGAAAGACAAAAATTGACCGATTCAAGTTTCATGTGAATAGGCGACTCGATGATGTTATGAAAATGATTGAAACTGGCGCTTCTGACCACGTCAGCAGGGATGTTCTCACGGTCAATAGCGATGCGAACTTTTACCGCAAGGCGATTGCCAAACACAAAGCGCTTCTTGATGAATTTGACCTTGAAGCCACAGAAATAGATAGGGCACTGTGGCGAGCACTCAACAACGAGTGGGCCTTCGAGGAGATAAACGAAAGCAACATCTAATGAGGTATCGGAGCAAGAAAAAAGAAGAAGAATACAAACTCCGACGACCCCTTGTCGTGAAAATGCTTGAAAAGTACCCTTTTTGTCAGGCTTGTGGCGTATTCGCAAAACATGATGGAAAAGTCACATACCAGCAAAACCCCTCTCAGGACATCCATGAACTTGTGCGAAGGTCGCAGGGTGGCTCAATACTTGATGAATCAAACCTTTTGGCAGTGTGCAGAAAATGCCATGACAGAATAGGTAGATACCCTCAACTGGCTTTTGAACTTGGGCTTTCTCGTCATCACTGGGAAGATAGACAGGGCGACTAATATCTTTGCCGTGACAAGCACGGCAACCGTCAATCCACCAAAGTTGATGGGCATTGACCTTTCGCTA